CCCGGCGATCATACATATTCATTGCAGATCTCATTCTGCTCTTATTTTTACATAGACATAGACGTGTTGAATAGGGGCAGACCCCTAATCACATTTGCTGTGTTTATTATGAGAGACCTACAGAATTGGTTTATAATTAAATCTGTAGATTATGAGAATGTATATTAATATGATATTTAGTCACCACAAGTGCCAATTATTAAGTGATAATCGTATGAATGAAATAGTTGTGACTACTGTTTTATTAAAGTTTGTGCCATTATCCCAGAGAGTCAACTCTGTAGTAAATCAACACATTTTTTGCTCCTCGTCAGACAGGATACTGATCACGTAATAGATGTTTTATACATTGAAGCTACGAGAACTACGATCGTAATCAACGATTTCTGCCTGAGAAGGCTAATAATATCTTTTTAGGTTCTTTATCCCTCATTATGAAATTAAAGCGTCGTTCGAATCCGATACGAAAAATCGGAAAATTAACTCACAAACATTTCGCGTTATGTTAGTGACAAATATGTAGTAGAGCTACACACGTTGCCATAATGGGTAACAACACGCTGTTGATGATTGAATTTTAATTATTGAAGTGCTAGAACTTACACCTTGGCTTGCAGGTAAAACTGTTTGGGTGTTCTGAAAAGGTTACACTGGACCTATTTCAGAGTGTGATGTACGACATGGAGCTGTATCACAATCTTTTTAAGATTGTGTGAGACAGCACTTTGAGATTTTATGAAAATCATTATTATAACTGGTTACAGTTTGTTTTCAACATTGGTCGATGTTGTTAAAAGAATTGTAATGCGTGGCTTGTTTAACTGTTCCAAAAGCTTGAGGAACGACTTTTCGAGTAAAATTTATTTTAGACCACAAACGGCGCTAAGGTTTGGGTTAATAGCCCCCTTAGCATCGAAGAGCACGAAGTTAGTAAAAGCCTAAATATCTGTCAGTTTTTATTAATCATTTTTATGATGGTTATTTCACGTATTGGTTTCGTTCAATTCCTATATTCACAATCCGGTTATGGTAAGTCGAAATGGGAATTCCGTCGAAAGAACGAGAAAAAGTTGCGCGATAAAAGAGAAAGCGCAGAACGGGCAAGAGAAAAGCGTATTGAAGAGGCAAGAAAGATAAAGCAACGTGCGCGTAATGCTAATCAGCCTCTGAAATCGCAATTTGGCGTAAAAGAAGCAATCAATTTTACACTTGATGCTCCTGATTGGATATTGAATAATATCGGTACCTATTGGTTGGCATTTCGTGAAATTGCTTCTGATTTCAACTTTTCTTTACCAGATTTTACTATTCCGGATATTGGAAAGTACTGGTTATTATTTAAGGAGAGTGAAGTCTTTTCTGAATTGTATTATATTCTCCAAATGATGGTTACATTGGGATTTTTGAAGAAAATTAACATTTCTTTTCAAGGAATGTGTATATTTGTTTCTGAACCTTTGAAGCAACGGGTTACCATTATTCAATTGGTTGAGAAAATTGCTTCTTTTGGTCAATTGCTCTTATCTAAAGCAAAACTTGCATTTGAGTCTGGAAACATAGATATGTTTTTTCAATCTCAGGTCAAGAATGCTTATGATGATGAGTACAGTTACCTCAAATCCCATAAAGCTCTGATTGATGCTGGTCGTTGTGCTGAAATTAGTGACATGACTTATGATCGTCGTGTTGTTGAATGCATTCAGACTACATTATCATTATTGAACACTTGTAAAGTTGGAGAAAGAGCTTATTACTCTACTCGTCTTGCAGTTTTGCGTGATATTCAAGCATCACGAAGTCTTTCCAAAAAAGATGGCATTCGTATCAAACCATATGGTATTCTTATTTTTGGAGGTTCTGGTGTTGGAAAGACTGCAATTGCTAATGCTTTGACGCGCTATGTCCTTCAAGTTAATGGATATGATTATAGTCCTCATGCTGTAACATCCATGAACATGGAGGATAAATATCAATCTGAATATGGAACTCAACATCAAGGAGTTATTTTTGATGATATTTGCAACACTGCTTTGGATCGTGTGGATGGTTCACCTACATTGCCAGTCATTATGTTCTTGAACAATAACACGATGGCTGCTTTGAATGCTAATGCAGAAATGAAGGGAAAGATTATGATTGAGCCTGCAGTTGTTACTGCTACGACAAATGTTAAGGATTTATTATCTAATCAATTGTCAAATGAGCCTCTTTCTATTAATCGTAGGTTTGAACTTACTATCACTCAAAGGGTAAAACCTGAGTATTGTAAGCCTGGAACTGCAATGTTGGATAGCTCAAAGGTTGCCCACATGTCTGAAGCTCAATTTCCTGATTATGCTCTTTTCACCGTTGAAGAACCTCGTTATAGGGAAAACTCAACTGGAGACAAGTTTAAGTCGGGAAAAACACAAAACATTGTTTTTGTACCTCGAGAATTTGAGGGGAAGCCATTGATTGATGTTGATATCAAGACGTTGTTGCGTTTTATGATGAAAGATTCTGAAGAGCATTTTGCACGACAGAAGGCATTTGTCCAAGCGCAACGTAATTTGGCGGATATGCCATTATGTCCATGTGGAATGCCAGAGGGTATGTGTGAATCTTGTCCTTTGGATTCCCAAGCTGGTATTCCTAATATTGGTGAGGTTGTAGAATATCTTACTGCGTTGGAAATTCGAGTTATGGCATGGGTGAATGCTTGCATGCAGTCTCTTATTATTTCTCGTTTTGGTTCTGCAATTATTGCTTATTTTATGCGAGGAAAACTTAGAGAGATTGTTATGAATAGCATTGGATACTATTTGGTGTGCGTATTTATGACATTAGGTTATGATGCTGTTGTTCATGTGAGAGGATCTTGGATGATTCTTATGTTTACAATAGTGTATTTGTCTTATGTCATTATTCGCTTCTATATGCTTCGTCGTTTTGTTATTAGGAAGTATGCAAATATTCCTTTGCCTTCTCAATACATTCGTGAATTGAGTTGGGGTACAAAGATGAAAATTGTGTATTTCTTGATTTCTATTGGCATTTGGAAAGTTTTGGTTGAGTTAGCTCGTCGGTGGAAAGTTTTGCCTACCGCACAAGCTGCTACTCCTATTGCCTTACAACCAGATGCTAAGTCATGGCAAAAAGATACTGAGTTTTGGGATACTCATTCTCGTGAGCGTCAATATCAATTTGGAGATGCTGGTATTAGTGAGAAATCTCGAACAATAACATGCGAAAATTTCGTTAAATTAATTGGTAACAGACTAATGATTGTTGTCAAGGAAAGTGGCGAGTTTTGCAATGTTGTACCGTTACAAAGCAATGTTTTGTTGTTGCCTAATCATATGGTTACATCTCAAACTGAGTATGTCACACTGACTAAAATTGGTGGACACACTTTCGAGAATATGCCATTAGATGATAAGGTAGCTATAAAAATTCCTGGTACTGATTTTTCGGTATGGTGGTGTCCTGGTGCTGGATTACATCGTGATATTGTTGAGTATTACCCCAAAGATATTGATGAGGGGAAAAAAGTGAATGCTTTTACAATTTTCAATAAAGATGGAGAGTTAGTCAGATACCCAAGTATGACTGCAATTAGGTCACGTGTTGTCACAACCGCTGGAGGGTTTTTTCAAGGATACAAATATAGTTTTCCTGAAACAACTTTTGGTGGCTTATGTATGGCGACATTAGTTGGACAAGTTGATGGTATGCCTTTTATTGCTGGTCATCATTTGGCTGGAAGAGGCAATGTCGGAGCTGCTGGAGTTTTAACTCGTGGGCAACTTTATGACGCTATTGAATCTCTTTCAGAGAGACCAGGTATTTTGATTTCTCATTCAGCTACTCCGCTTGAAACCAATAGTATGGGTATTGAATTTGGACCTTTGACTGCACCGCATGAGAAGTGTCCAACAATGGATTTGAAATTGAATTCCAAGATTCGTATTCATGGTGCTCATTCTCAAAAAGGAGGCGATACTTCAAGTTCTGTTGTTACATCTACAATATCACCTTTTGTAAAGGATATCATGCAGATTGAAAAGAAGCATGACAAACCCAAACAAATGGGTGCTCGTAGGCACAAGGTATTGGATATTGGTGGCAAAGTTGATACTGCCACTAAATTTGATTCTAAGATATTGCAACAAGCCTATTCAGATTTTGAAACACGTTTGATGTCTATTCCAGATGAAGAATTAGCTAAGGTTGGAAAAATCAGTAATGATGCCAATCTTGCTGGCTTGGATGGTGTTTTGGGTATTAATGCTATGAATTTTTCAACTTCGGTTGGTTTTCCTGGCAAAGGACCTAAGACGCAATTTGTAGACAAATCTGATCGCAAAGTTGAAGGTATTTCATGCCCGCGTGATGTTGATCCTATGATTTTGGAGGAAGTTGAAAAGATGGAAAAACAATTATTGGCTGGTAAGTCAATCAATACTATCTTTAAAGCTTCATTGAAGGATGAACCGACTAAAATGAGCAAAGACAAAGTGCGTGTGTTTGCAGCTGCAAATATGCCTTTTGTTATGTTGGTTCGTAAGTATTTTCTCACTCTTGCTGCTTTGGTGCAGAGGAACAAGATAATCACTGAATGCGCTGTTGGAACGATTGTTCAATCTCCAGAATGGACAGAATTATTTCAACATATTGGTAAACATGGTTGGGATCGAGCCATTGCAGGTGACTACGCAAGATTTGATATACGTATGAGTCCTCAATTTATGCTCGCTGCTTTTAAACTTTTGATTAAGTTAGCAGAAAAGAGTGGAAATTATGATGAGGATGATCTCACTATCATGCGTGGCATTGCCACTGAGATTTCTTATCCTACTTATGATTATTTTGGAACGTTGGTTCAGTTTATGGGATCAAATCCATCTGGACATCCTTTGACAGTTGTTATTAACAGTTTTGTGAATTCTTTGTATTTACGTTATTGTTGGTATGCAATTGCTAAGAAGAAGGGATGGTGGAGAGTTCCACCATTTGCTAGTGGAGTTTCAGCAATGACTTATGGTGATGATAACATTATGACTGTTGCAAAAGGTTTTGATGATTTTAATCATACTGCAATTGCAGAAGAACTTGCTGAAGTTGGTATTACTTATACAATGGCTGATAAGGATGCACCATCTGTTCCATTTATTCATTTAAAAGATGCTTCTTTCTTGAAGCATTATGCTGTATGGGATGATGAATTGGGACTTTTCCGTTCTCCTGTGGAGGATGATTCAATTGCTAAAATGTTGCATACTCATTTGAAGTCCAAGGTTTTAACCATGGAACAATCAAGTGCTGAAGCAATTCAAAATGTTGCATTGAAATATTTTGAGTTTGGCCGAGAGGTCTACACGCTACGTAAATCGCAACTTGAGGAGGTTGCACGTGCCGCTGGAATTCAAGGGTACGTTGGACCAATTATGAGTTACGATGAGCGAGTTGCGTGGTATCGTGAGAAGTTCGACCTTTAGGTTGGCTTCAAAAGCCCGCCCTTGGGGCTTTCAATACTGGGGGCCACCGCAATTATGTGTTGGATAAGTTAAAAATAGTTGCTTGTGTTTGTATAACGCATGAGCTGTAGGTTCTGAATTACCTATGACTTGTGGACAGCTACACAAGTAGTCATTGTACATATTGTCGTTATTTAGCGACGGGGTGACGCCCACAAAAATAGCACTGTCATGTTGTCGACTGATGCACCGCACATGATATTTTTTCAAATAGCATTTCTCGTTTATATACAATTTTTGAGGACGGTACCCTCAATAAAAATACCGATCTCAATACTCATATGAGAACTCTTCGTCGTGTTGAATCATTTGATGATTTTAATGAAGTTGAGATTCTCAAATTTTATATCAATGATTTAGAAGGCAAACTTGCAAGGAGAGACGAACTTATATCTCAACTTGAGGAAAGGGTTCATCAATTAGAACTTGCAGTTTTGTTTTCTCAATCTGGAGTTGTTTCTGATTCCCAGCCTCCACCAGGTACTCAAGAAAAAGAATCAGTTCCACAACATACCGAACAAATTACTGCATTTGTTGATCAAGATGCTGGATGGACTACTGAGAGAGTAGGTTATTATGAACCAACAATGGATCTTGCGAACAATAATGATAGTCAGTTGGGCAATTTTCTCGAACGCCCTATTCGCCAATCAGCGCAATCATGGACTGTTGGACAACCTCTTTTTTATAAGTTTAATCCTTGGAAAGCCTTTTGTGAGAATGCTTTTGTGCGAGACAAAATCAAAAATTATGAATTGTTGCGTATGAAATTACACGTCAAAATGGTGATTTCAGGCACCAAATTTCATTATGGTCGTGCTTTAGCTTCTTATAATCCGTATACATCAAATGATGAGGTAACTGTGAGTAGGAATTTTATCCCTCAGGATTTGATTCAAGCATCACAGAAACCTCATTTCTTTCTGAATCCGACTAAAAATCTCGGAGGTGAATTGTGTCTTCCTTTCTTTTGGCCCAAGAATTACTTTAGTATTCCCGATGCCGACTGGGATGATATGGGAGATATTGTTATTTCATCTTTTGGAAATCTTTTGCACGCAAATGGTGGCGATGATTCTGTTACTATTACTATTTACATTTGGGCTGAAGATGTTGTACTTACGATTCCCACAACGTCTGATCCTCCTCTTGTTCCACAGAGTGGAAGACGCGGAAAGCGTGTTAATAACACAGATCAAGGAAATGCAATTAATGGAAGTGACGAATATGGTCAGGGTATAATCTCGAAACCTGCAGCAGCAATTGCAAAAGCAGCTGGAGCTTTGTCGAATTTGCCAATTATTGGTCCTTATATGACTGCAACACAGATTGGAGCGGATGCTACTAGTCGTATTGCACAAATGTTTGGATATTCTAGACCTAATATCGTTACTGACATTCAACAGTTCAAACCATTGCCTGCTGGAAATCTTGCAAATACTGATGCTGCTGATGCTGCTATGAAGTTAACTTTGGATAGTAAGGCAGAATTGTCAGTTGATTCAAGAACAACAGGATTAGATGGAACTGATGAAATGGGAATTCTCGATTATGTTAAGAGAGAATCTTATCTCACTCAGTTTATTTGGTCGCCAGATGCTGGACCAGATACTTTGTTGTGGAACACTAGAGTTTTGCCAATGCAGCTTGATAATGTCCAAGGAGAAATTCATATGACTCCTTTGGCTCATATGGCTACTGTTTTTGAACAATGGCAAGGCTCAATCAAATTCCGATTTCAAATTGTTAAGAGTGATTTTCATAAGGGTCGCATCTTAGTTAGGTGGGATCCAAATCGATTCACTTCAAGTGTTGACTATAACACCAATTATTCCAGAATTATCGATATTGCTGAAACAGATGATTTCGAAATTGTGGTTGGTTGGGGTCAATCTGTTCCTTGGCTTAATTGTGGTAAACCTTATAGTGTTGGATCAAATTTTTCCGACAGTGTTAGGTTGCTTAACAATCAAGGTCAAGAGAATGGTATTTTGGAATTGGTTATCCTCAATGATCTGGTTTGTCCCAGTGTTGATGCACCCATTAGTGTCAATGTATTTGTTTCTGCTTGTGATGATTTCAAGTTCGCAGCACCTGGCAATAAGAATCTTTCAGAATTTCATTTGTGGCCAGAACCTTTGCCTTCGCAGAGCGGAATGCCTAATACTGAGACTGGAAATACTACTATGTCAGATAAACCAACAGCACCGTCTGAAATAACGACTATTGCAAAGAAATCAGATCAAGAAGACGCTACTTATTTAGTGTATTATGGTGATCCTCCATGTTCCATTAGAGAATTGTGCAAGCGTTACGTTTTTACTCGTTATTGGTTTCCGACCAAAGCGA